CTTTTTAATATGTCTAAACATTGTTGAACTAATGAATCTTTCATAATTATTTATAATATTTATTTAACGTATTTTTTGCGTGTTAATAAATTTTAATTTTTCTATATTCTCAATATTATGGATAATATTATTGAACCAAACGAAACATTTGATTTTTCTACGCTTTCTTTAGCACACCCTACAGGAATACAAGGTGGAGCATATTTTACAAAATTAGAACATAATAAAAAACCATTATATATACAAACTTCTAAAAGTCAAACAAGACAAGGTTTTGTTAAAACAGGTAAAAAATATTATTGTGATTTAATGTTTGATAAAAACGCAGAATCACTTATACATTGGTTTGAAAATTTAGAAACCAGGTGCCAACAATTAATATTCGAGAGAAGAGATACATGGTTCCAAAATAGTTTAGAAGAAAGTGATATTGAAACTGCCTTTAACTCCATAATTCGTGTTTACAAATCAGGGAAATTTTATTTAGTAAGAACTAATATTAAAAATAATCATAGTAATTTACCTACAATTAAAATTTATAATGAACAGGAAATTCCATTAACTATGGATGATATTAAAACAGAAACAAATATTATTTCTATTTTAGAAGTACAAGGTATTAAATTTACATCTAGAAATTTTCAAATAGAAATTGAACTTAAACAGATAATGGTATTAGACGATGAACCTATTTTTGATAATTGTTTAATTAAAACTAACAAAAAAAATGATTTTGTTCAAAAACAAGAAACAACTTCTTTAGAAGATATAAAATTAGATCAACCAAATAATGAAGATTTTGATTTAGAAAATTTAGCTATAGATGTAAATTCAAATGATAATTTAGAAGAAATAAAACACGAAGAACCTATTTTTGAAAATAATTTAGAAGAACTGGAACAATTTAATATTATTAAAAATGAACCAAAAGAACACGACGATTCTTTGGATTTAGAAATTGAAGACTTAACTGAAGATATTGAGGAAAACACAGATGAATTGAAAGAGATAATTAATTTAGACCTATCAATGGAGAATAATTTAGAAACAATGCAGCTTAAAAAGCCAAATCAGGTTTATTTTGAATTATATAAAGAAGCTAGAAATAAAGCAAAAACAGCAAAAAAAAATGCTCTTCTAGCTTATTTAGAAGCTAAGAATATTAAGAAAACTTATATGTTAGAAAATTTAAATGATAGTGATAGTGATATTGATGCTGAAATTGATGATGTTTCAGAAAGTGAATTAGAAGGTCTATAAAAATTAAAGAATAATTAGAGCAAATGTTTAGAATAATTAATATGTATTCTAAAAATTATTTTATCATTAATTTTATATAATGTCTGTCTCTTTAAAGAAGCTATGGAATGACTATGGAGTTGGAGCAATAATTGTTTTATTAATTGTAGCCTATGGCGTTACTATGTTCGCAGGTTATTTAGGTGCTAAGGGTATGCCTGGAAACGAATACAACTCTCAAATGCAACCACAATACAGAAATACTACCGCACAAGCTAGCACTGGCGTTCGTCCTTCTGATCCTAATGGAAATGAGGTTTTTGCCTCTGCCAATGGTGTTCAAACTAGTATGCCTGGCATTCCTTCCTCTTGCTCTAATTCAAATATTCAAAATCCCGCCGAACTTTTACCAAAAGACTCTAATTCTCAATGGGCTCAATTAAATCCCTCAGGTAAAGGTGATCTTGCCAATGTCAATTTACTCAAGGCTGGTTACCATATCGGCATTGATACTGTAGGACAAAGTTTGAGAAATGCTAACTTGCAAATCCGCTCTGAACCACCAAATCCTCAAATGAACGTGGGGCCATGGAATCAGACCACTATAGAACCTGACTTCATGCGTCCACCGTTGGAAATTGGTGGTGGACCTCAATAAGCATATATGGTAACAATTTATTTTTGATAACATAATTTTAAATATATTTTTAATAAAATACATTTAAAATATTTTTTATATTTGTTTTTTTACATATATATATATATACTATGAGTGATTCTTCTACTGCGAAAGATTCTAATTCTAATTTTGGTAATAAAACTTTTGAACAAGTTATTTCACCAAATAATATTCGGCTAGACCAAGTAGTGAATAGTTTAAAAGCTTTTAAAAAGGCAATATATAATGTAAACTATTTAGCAAATGCATTAAATACCAATTCTGATAAAATTACTGATCCAAAAGATTATTATAATGTATTAAAACCAATTGCTGAAAAAGATTATTATAATAATACTGATGATTTTTGGATTTATAGTATTAATAACTATTCAAAACGTATATGTTATATAAACTGGCAAAAATATAGTTTTTGGTCAGGATTAAATGGTATACAAATGGAACTATACAACAATAAAAATGGGTTGTCAAAATATAATCTTTATTTGCGTCAGCAATATATAAAGCATACAAATTCATTTAATCGTCTAAGTAAAAAATATCCTAAGAATACTATTTTATATGCGTTAGATGTGAATGTGTGGAGCAATGGTTTAAAAATATTTTTTTTAGAATTTCGAAAAGATCTTTTAGATTCTACTAAATGGATTCAAATGACTAGCGGCATTGATTTAGAACCATTTATACCAAATACAAATGATTTGTCTAAATTTTCATCACAATACATGCAATTAATAAATGATTTACAAAATGAAATCGAAATTTTAAATGGAAATGACTGGGAAACAGACGCAACATGGCCTTATGCTGACCCAGGACAATTTGACAAACTATTCTGTCTAGAATCTAGTCAATATCCTGAATGGACTAATCTACCTATTTCCCAATGTTTTATTCCTGGTTCTAATGTTGATGTGCCGACAACTATTTATGGCATAATGGTAGACCTCTTTTTTAACTATCCAACTTTGTTGCCAGGACAAGTCGCTATTTCTACATATAGTTTAGGGGATTTATACTATGTTGCATTTCTTAAAATTGATATGTATAATGGTGAATTATGCTTTAAACAAAAATCAATTGAAATCAACAAATATTTCACAATCAGTTCTCTAGCTATTACAAATGATGGTACGATTAATGGTTCTCTTAATATAAAAACATATGATGGTGAAGATGTAATTAAAACAGATAATATTACAAAAACAACCGCATTTCATACTAAAATTGGTGTGAATCAAGATTTATCCAAAGTAAAAGGTTTAATCGATGTTGATAACTTATCAAATAATTCAGTTTTAAATATGATGAACGATTTTGTGAATCCATTGTTATATAGTTATGAAGTTACTATGGATATAAAGGATAAACTTAGTTATGGCGCAACAAGTGTTTCCATTCCTCTAACTTATCAAGAAAACGTGTTTGTTTTTAAAACGCTTATACAAAATGTAATACACGAAAGTGATATTAAATTTTTATATGTGCCAGCCGTAACAGGCATTTTCAAAACCAACGCATTTGATTCAACCTCTTTTACAAAAATACAAACCATAGTCAATGAATTAAATAAGATGCAAACAGAAATGGATTTGAATGAGGATACAATGTCATTTTTATTCTCCTTTGTAGAATTGCTAAGCGACACAAATAATTATTATTTATGCTCTTTGAGAGGTGTTGTAAAAAGAAATCCAAACCATCTAACCAAAGAAATCTACTTTATTTGTAGTTTTTTGAATGTACATGATAAAATAATCAACCGAAATTATAAACCATATATGGTCGCCTTAACCGATAAATTTAGTAGTTGTAGTAGATTATTGAACTTCAGTAACTTGTTGGTATTGGACACAAAAATACAAGATAATTTGTTTCAAGGTCAAAGCATAAGCAATTCAACAGATCCAAATAGTAATTATTTCAGTGACAGAATTAATAACAGCTATTATTTCAGAGACCGTTTTGGTGGTAAGGATTTGTATGTTTATTGTAATGAATATTTAACAAATGAAGAATTGCTTATTGTAGATTCAAATGTCGAATTATTTTGTGAGTTATTACCTTATTATAATAATAAACAATCAAAAACATTATTCAAACCTAATACTGATACATCTATATTTACTTTAACCAAAATTTGTTCAGAACAATTCAATAATTTATATGGGCCTCATAAAAGTGCTTTGTCTTTTTCTATAAATTATGATTGGATAAAAGGACGTAAAATTTCTTTTGAAAATATGATAATAATTAAGGGTAATAAATATATAATTGGTTGTGGAATAAACTTATCTGATGTACTAGACGAAACCATTGTTGCGAAAGGCGATAATAAAATAACTGGCAACTTGACTATTATGGATGATACAACTAATGTGCCAGTGTTTGATGTAAATAGAGAGAAAAAACAGACATCTAGTGTGTACATGACTGGGATCGGTAAAACTAATCCACAAACAATGTTAGATGTAAACGATTGTGGTGTTACAGATATTATTAATGTTATTAATCAAATGGCTACAAAATACAATTTGTTAAATTACAATTCACCAGGATTTATAGAAGCTTTTGCTGAATCTGAGACAAGTGCTTTTCAATACTTTGAAAATAATTTTATAGACCCAGCAACAGGTAAAGAATTAGTGCAAGATATAAATAGTTATTTATTTGTAGTTCAAACTCCGAATAATTTATACCCAAAAGATACAAAATATATTTACCATGGATTAAAACCGTATTATCGCAATAATACTTTACAACAATTATTAGATAAAAGTAAAAACGACAAACAAGTTATTAATTTTGCTATAAATTACGAGGAAAAAAAGAATAATAATAATAATTTTTTCAATTTATCTAGCGTTATAGTAGTTTATAATTGGATGGCAGGCATTAAAATAGCTACAACAAAAAATATAATAGTAGATGGAAAAAATTATACTATAGGAACAGGCGTGAATTTACAACAATACTTAACCTATGAATCAAACGACAATATCCAAAAATTCTTTGCCTGCCTCCAAAGTTACAACTTCCAATTACAAGACATTGTTATACGATACCAAATACAAAACAATAACCCTATTTCACCAATTTTGAATCAACAAAAAGCAGCCGATGTTCGCTACCAATATGCCCAACAATACCCAATTCAAAAGTTGTTTCAATACACTATTGATTTTAATAATATTCAAAATATGACCATTAGTAGTTTTGATTATAATGCTTTAACAGTATCGAATACACAGACATATAGTGAAATTATGGATGCGAGTTTAATAACAAAACTTATGTTCTTATTTATTAACCTAAAAAATAAGTATACTTTAATTCGTAAAGACGATTATGGTGTAATTAGTTTTGAAGATCAATATGATGACTTTCTTTCTTTATTTTGGTGTTCTAGTGTTTCTGGTAATACCGTAACATTAATTTCATTAGAATTACAAATAAACACTATTATTATTCCCAGTTTACAATTAAAAGGCGATATGAAAATTCAAGGAGATACTTATTTTTGTAATGGAACCACATCTACTAATAAAGATATATATGCGCTTATAGATACTGATAAAAAATTTTTTGGAATAAATACTGTACAAACTGTAAGTAATTATGCTAATAATTACGCTACAACTACAAATGGATCATTTGCTAAAAATAATGTTTATATTACTTCAAACACTTATCCTAATACAATTATAGAGCGAATAGAAGAAACAGAAAAACCTAGTACCAGTAATTATCATAAGTTTAAAAATTATTCAACATTATCGGTAAGACGAAACAGTAATTTATATACCTTTGAAGAAATGTATAAATATTCCAAAAGATATACCTCAACGAATGCACCAGGTTTAATTAACTGTTATGGGTCTGTAAAAAATAAATATTATTATGGCGCTGATATTGCGTATGAAATACAGGATATTACTAATATAGTAAAAGAAATTGGAAATATACATATCGGTATTGACAAAATAGAAACAAATGATGTGGACGGTTCAACAATAGTAAGGGGTGGATTTGGTGTATCTTTGGTTGATCCATTGCCATCAGGCAATGTGCAACAAAGAGAAATATTACATGTTGATAATAATAGTCAAATGTATGTAAATTCCATTATGCTAGGCGGAAAATTATTACAAGTAGACGTCAGTGGTAACTTATTGTTTGATGGGAAAAAAGTAACTCTAAATTAATAATATTATTAGCTAAAATAGAGTAGGTAATTTAAATATAATTTAATTTAAAACTAGAGAGAGAGAAAATTAAATTATATATTTTGTAATACCTTTTCTAATCTATATATATATGGAAAAACATAGTATATTTTTTTATATTTTAATAGTATTTGTTCTTTTTTTCTGTCTAGCAATTTATTATCAATCTGACGCATATGGATTAAAATGTATAATTGCGTCAAAGGATGGAAATAGATATTGTGTTAGGGAAAGAGAGAAATTAGAGTTAGCAGCCAATCTTTTAGCTGAAGTTACACAAAAAATGAAAGATATGGTTGCGTATATGAAAGAAAAACACCCAACCGATCCTCGCACGAAAAGGTTGGTAGAAGGGTTTAATCCAAAAAAAATTAACGAAACACTACCCACGAGTGAATTAACTGCTTATAGTGAAAATAAAGGTGAGAAATTGGCTTTCTGTTTAAATACAACAAAAGAAGGTAATAAATTAATAGATATTAATACACTTACATTTGTAGCTTTACACGAATTATCCCATATTATGACTGAATCTATTGGACATAAGCAAGAATTTTGGCAAAACTTTAAATATTTATTAGAAAATGCAAAAGAAGCAGGAATTTATAATCCGGTAGATTATAAGAAAAATCCACAAGAATATTGTGGTATGACCATTAATGATAACCCTTATTTTGATTTAGTTTAATTATTTAATCTAATAATAATAAATATTTTTCTATATTTTCCATAATATTATTAATTTTTGTTAATTTTTTCTTTATATTTTCTATTTCATTTATGTTTTCATCTTGTGCTTTTAAATTATTTATTTCAATTAATAATTTACAGCTAGTAGCAACGCATCTTTTTTGTATTTTTTTACAAAATTCTTGTGTTAAATAAGTCATATTATTTTTATATTTCTTAAAAAGTTTTTAATTTAATATTTTAAAAGTTATTAAATTAAAAATAATAGTAACTTTATATATATGTCAGAATCTATATCTTCAATAAATTCATCAGATACAAATACAAATCCAGCAGAAAATCCTATATATAAAGTAGTTCAACATGTTGATAATTCTGTAAGTAACATTTATGTATTTGGTGGTAAAAAAAATGAAGAAGATGAAGAAGAATTATTTAAGCAAGTATTTAATGATAAAGAAATTGAAAAAATTAAAACAGCGAAAATTACTGTAATTTTTTCTGAACAACAAATTCATTTTGACGATTCAATAGGAACTATTAAAATTAAAATACTTAAAGAAATTAAAAAAGAGATATCAATAGATGAAATATATTTATATTGTGAAAAAATGGAAACTTTAAATGCTGTTTCTGTATATCAATCTCTTACTCAAAATAATAAACTCGAATTAACAGAAGTTAGATTAAATCAATTTATTTCAAATATTGTTGTAAATGAAAAAGAAGAACCATTTCAAAAACCACCAAAAAAAGCGGTTTATACTTTCGATGATATTTTTGAAATGAAATTTGATAACACAATTTTTGTTGTAAATAAAGTATTAGGTCAAAAATTTTTTATTGTTGATAATGAATATCCTTTTGTATGTAATCCATATGATGTTACCGATTATGATAAATTTTTTGAAAAATCTGCTCGTAAATCATTAACTACATTAAATAGTCATTTACTATTAAATAGTGGTAATATTATTAACAACACTATTCATTTATGTCTTGTTGAAGATGTTCTCTCTTATCTTAATAAAAAAGATATATCAGAAGAAACAACAATTAAAATATATTATCCTTTTTTATATAACAAAAATATTAATAATCTAGAAGAGTTAAATGATAATAGAAGTAAACTTGTCAAAGATGATAAAAAAATATTAAATGAAAAAACTATGGAATTATTTAAAACAATTGATATGTTTTATGATGTTTATAGATCAAGAAAATCAGAATTAAATTATGTAAATAAAGGAATTAAATATATTAAAGCAGTTCTTAAACCTGAATTTACTATTAAAATGCCTCTTGAAATTATATTTAAAACGATTCATGCAACTCAAGAAAATCCATTAATTAAGTATAATCCTTCTAGTCGCCAAGAAAATATTTATAGGCTTTTTGCTGATAAAATTGCTACAGATGGAAGAAAAATACCTTATTTAAAAAAGGCTATTATTTTTAAATTAAAAAAAACCATAGCAAGGAATAAATCTGTCGCGGTTTATATTGAAAATGAGACTTTCTCTCAATCTTTAATATGTGAGTTTGATGAATATGGGTTTATAACTATAACTTCAGAATTTAAAACATTTGTTACCATTGATGAGATTAATAATATATTTAAAGAATTAATAAATCCAATTATTTTAGAAATTAAAGAATTTTTGGAACAAAGTGGTTATAAATTAAATATATTTAATAGTTTAAATGATGAAAATGTTGAAATTAAACAGCTTACATATGAAACACAAATCGCAATCAAAAAACAACTTGATATTAAAGCATATACCGGTTGTGTATCTAGTATTTTTATAAATGAAACCAATGCTTTTAGAGGTAATACAATAAATTTGCGTTTTAAACGTGTATCAAATTATAGTAAATTTAATAGTCAAGAAGCATTTATTTTAGAAAAATCTCAACAGGGACTAAGAGGTGACCAAATTATAGAAGCTCTCCTTGAAAACTTTCCGGAAGAATTAAATAGGGAACAAGCTTTAGATATGTTAAGAAAAGTTGCGAATGATTTAGAAATTGAAAAAGGAGCAAATAAATCAGATATTAAAATTAGAAATAGTCCTGGGTTTAAAACAGTTATAACTATAGATAAAGAAACGGGTATTATAACGATAACAACTGAAAATATTAATAACATTAATTACTTATATACATTACCTATTTATTTAGACACTATGGTTCGTTTAACACAAGATAAAAATTCTACAAATTATTCACTCAAAGAAATTGATAATTTATGTTTACAAGAAGACAAAGAAGATATATCTTTTGATGAAATTATTTCTTCCTCTGAAGAATCAACTCCTAATTCAGAAGTTTCATTTATTGAACCCGGTGATGAAGAAGTTCAGTATAGAAAAGTGGATGAAAATAAAACAAAGGATGTATTAAGTTTATTTTTTGATGATGATGAAGATAATGAGGAGGATAATGAAAATGAAAGTGAAGAAAAAGGAGGAGCAAATAGTAGTGATTCAGGATCATCTGTTGAATCTGAACCTGATTCACCTGTAATAAAAAGCAATAAAAAAATTATTCCACCTAGCGACTCCGGATCATCTGTTGAATCTGAACCGGACAATGATGAAGCTTCAAATAAAGAATCCTCTATTTCAATTCCAGTTGAACTTTCTGATAAAGAATCTTCAAAATCATCTGATATTTCAATGCCCGCGCCATTAAATGATTCCGGATCATCTGTTGAATCTGAATCAGATGATGATGAAGCTTTGAGTAAAAAATCATCTGATATTTCAATGCCTGCACCATTAAATAAATCAGCTTCATCTGTTGAATCTGAACCGGCTGATGATGAAGCTTCAAATAAAGAATCTTCTCTTTCAATTCCAGTTGAACTTTCTCATAAAGAATCTTCAAAAGCTTCTCAGGTTTCATTGCCAGCGCAACCATTACACGATTCTGAATCAGATGAAGAAGAAGAAAAACCAGTAAAAAAATCAACAATAAAAAGAAAAGTAAGACTACCAACGCCATCATCAGAGTCAGATACAGAGTCAGATCAAGAAGAATTTCTTGATAATAGGAAATTAAACAAACCATATTATTTTCAAAATCGTATAGAAAAAAGAGAACCTCTTTTAATTTTAAAAGAAGACACACCACAATTTAATTCTTATGTAAGAACATGCAGCTCAAATTTAAGAAAACAACCAGTAATTTTAACTGATACAGAACTTGAGAAAATAAATGAAGAACATCCTGGATTTTTAAGAACAGAAGACGTCATAAAATATGGAACAAATCCAAAAAATCAATATAATTATATTTGTCCTCGTTATTGGTGTTTAAAAAATAATACAATAGTTGATCCTAAAGATTTAAAAGAAGTGACTGGCAAAGATGGTAAAAAAGAATTAGTTCATCCTACTTGCGGTAAAGTTTTACCAAGAAGTGAAAAGAAAGTAAAACCTGGATATTATATTTATGAATTTTACACCCCAAAACCTGGTAAAAAAGATTATAAAAAATATCCAGGATTAATACCAGATTCACATCCGCAAGGTTATTGTTTACCTTGTTGTTTTGATAAATATAATACTATAGGTAGAAGAGAAGCGAACGAAAAATGTTTAAATAATTTAAAAGAAAAAACCAAAGAATCAAAAGAAAAAGAAACAAAAACAAAAGAAGTAGAGAGAAAAGAAGATGAATATATTAAAGGACCTGATAAATTTCCTTTAGGTCCTGGACGTTGGGGTTATTTACCAGGAGAAATACAGACTATGCTACACGAAGTAAACGCTGATTGTCAAATAAGTAAAACCAATACAAATATTAAAGATAATCACCCTTGTTTACTACGTCACGGCATAGAAGTAAGTGATAAACAATCTTTTGTTGCTTGTATTTCTGATGTGATTTTCTTTGGTAAAAAATTAACAATAGGTGATGCTAAATTAACTAATAAAATGTCAAGAGTTTTAACAATTAAAGAAATGAAAAAATTAATTATAAATTTTTTAACAATAGATGAATTTATTAAATATCAAAATGGTAACTTAGTTATTGATTTTAGTGATGTAAATAAATCAGTAGATATAACAAAATATGAAAACACTAAATTATTTTCAAAATTAGACATGAGTAAACCGGAAGATAAAGAATATTATTTTAAAGTAGTATCAGCATTTGAAAATTTTATTAAATTTTTAAGCGATGATGATGTAATAATTGATCATACATATTTATGGGATATTATAAGCATGCCTAATAAATACTTATTTCCAAATGGCGTTAATATTGTTATATTTCAAATTCCAAATGATGATATTACAAATAATGTTCAAATATTATGTCCAACAAATCATTATTCATCAGAATTTTATCAGGCAAGAAAACCAACAATTATTATAATGAAAAAAGATGAATATTATGAACCAATATATTTATACACAACTAATAATAAAAAATTATCTGTATCAAAAGAATTCAAAGAATATGATCCACAACTTTCAAAAACAATGAGGGCTGTATTTAAAGAAATTATTAAACCTTTTTTTGATATAATATGCAGACCATTAGATAGTATGCCAAATATATACAAAGCAAAAAGACCTTTATTATTATATGATTTGGTTCAAAAATTAGATAAATACGAATATAAATTAATAAAACTAGTTTTAAATTTTAATAACAAGGTTATAGGTGTTGTAGCAAAAGAACCTAATTCTAATAAAACATCTTTGGTTCCGTGTTATCCTTCTGCTCTTGATGAAAGATTAAAAGAAGGATTGGATTATGTTTTTATGACTGATTTAACGATATGGAATACATATAGAAATACAGTTGAATTTTTAACAAAATTGGATAAAAGAAGTAAAAAACGTAGAACTGAACCTGATATACCATGCAAACCGGCATTTAAAATTATTGAAGATGAACATGTTGTAGGCATATTAACAATTACAAATCAATTTATACAAATATCGCAACCTATTAGATTAGATGAAGTTAGTGCGGATATTGATTTACCATCAATAGATAACGATAATTATATTATTAACTCCAAAGCAGTTCCAATGATTTCGAGTGATGTAAAGATAACAACGGAAAAAGAAGTTGATGTAGAACGTGTTGATTATATAAAAAAGATTAGATTAGAATATAGATTTTTTAATGTATTTAGAAGTACAATTCGAGTTTTATTGAATAATTATGAAAATTTGAAAATTAGAGAGAAAATTGAAGAAGAAATGAAAAAAGAATACATAATATATTCTGAAAAACTGGATAATATAGATAAGTTATTACGCGAATTAGTAAAAGATAAAATACAATTTACAGGAGATAAAAATTATTATAAATTAATTGATGATATTTCTACTTGTCTTGTAAAAAATGCGGACTCTTGTAAATCAGCTCCTAATTTATGTGTTTATGTTAATGAGAATGGTAATTGTAATTTAATTATTCCTGAAAAAAGTCTTGTTACTGGCAATGATAATGAACCTATTTATTATGGTAGAATTGCCGATGAGTTAATTCGTTACAATAGAATTAAATCATTTATGTTCCAACCCAAAACTTACTTATCATTTAATGAAACTGGATATAATTTACGAGATAATGAAATGTTATTAATTGATTCATTATTAACACAAGAATATTTTGAAACATTAATGCCTAGTGTTACAAATAAATATATAAAACAAAACTCATATGATGAGGTTCAGCCTATTTTAAGTCAAGTTTATGAAAACACCGTCCAATCTCTAGATCACGCGATCGGAAGAAAAAATGAAAATATTTGTGATAAAATTAAAAATAATAGTATTAAATCTGTTATATGGAAAAAATGTTTTCCAAAAGGCTATACTGAATTAGATTATACTAGTAAAACAAACTTTTGCACATTTAATTTTATTATTGATTTAATAGAAAAAAAAACTTCTAATAATCTAACGCCTAACCAAATCAAAAATATACTATTTGAAGAATATAAAAAATATTTAGAAAAATATAGTGATAAAATTTTAGATATTTTAATTTTAGAAGGTAAAAAAACACTAGGAGATCAAGTTAAGGCTGAAACATTAAATTTTTTAAGTTTAATATATACTGATAATTATTTTTTAACGCCATTTGACTTATGGTTACTTGTTACAAAATATGAAATACCTACTATTTTCATTTGTAATAAATGGATTTTACAAACAAAATATGAAAAACACGAGTTCGTTGGTTATGGAAATATTGATGATAGTTTTGCGTTTATTTTGATACCTGGTTTAAGACCTGAAAATGTTCCTAATTATAAATTAATCCACTCAGAAACAGACGAAATATTTATTTCTCTCGACAAATTAAATGGTGAATGTGTAGAGAGAATCAAAGAAGCTATTGATAATAAAGTTACCATTGAAGAATATTTAGAAAATTTTACAAAACCACTAACCACAAAATATGAAGCGAAAAAACCCAAAAGATTAATTGCTAATTTTGATTCTGATTCTGAAGATATAAAACAAGAGAGAAAGAAGAAATTAATTGTTAATGAAATGTCGTCGTCTTCGCAAGATTTGGAAATAAAGATCAAGAAAAAGCACACAAAAAAAGCAGCAGTAAAAGTAGATAAAACTAAAACAAAAAAAAATCAAAAGAAAAGTAAATTAATAGTTAATGGTGATTCTAGTTAACTTATAGAATCTATTTCATTATCATTATCATTATCATTATCGTCTACTTCATTATATTCATAATTTTCTTCTTCTTCTTCTTCATTGTCTTCTTCATTGTCTTCTTCATTGTCTTCATTTTCATTAAAATTGACATCATCTAATTCATCTTCAGCATCATTTCGTATTATTGTATTTTCAGTTGGATTATGTATATCATCTATATTGTAAATATGATTTTCTTCATCATCACTATTAGTTTCTTCATGAACATCATAGTTTTGGTCTTCGTCTACTAAAATAATAAAATTACGATGTGATATATTATTACTTGTCATTAAAAAATTTTCATTGTAATTTAAATGGTCTG